GATTGCGTAAAGAATATTACAATAATTACCTCGGGCCGATGTTTGAATATGGCACTGTTGCGCGTATACAGGAAAAGACAGGCCGCTATACTGGCATCATTGAAGCGCGCCCTTTTATGCGCCCGGCATTAGACCAGAACGCGGGCAGAGTAACGGACGGAATTATAAACGGCGTGGATAAAATCCTAGCCAAATTAGCTAAAAAAAATAACTTAATATATAAATAATCATGGCAACTACTGGACCAGTAAACGGCACGCTTATAAGCATCTATAAAGATGTAAGCGGCACACTTAAAAAAATCGCTAACGCGACATCTAACTCACTCGACATTTCTAAAGACATGATCGACGTAACAAGTAAAGACAGCGCAGGCGCAAAGGAATTTATTGCCGGCGAGTATGGCTACACTTTGAACGTTGAAGCAATCTTTGAAGATGACTCAAGCGTAGGAGCTTCACAAGTTTCTTACAAGGATTTGGTTACAGATTTGCTAGCGGGTACTTTATTGACTATTGTAATGAGCTCAAACGTAACAGGCGACGAAAAATATAGCGGTACCGCTTTCTTTACTAGCTTGTCACTTAGCGCACCAAACAACGACAAAGCAACTTGGACAGGAACCTTGCAGGGGTCTGGCGCTTTGACTTTGGGTACTGTTGCTTAATAGTGTTATATTTGTGCCATGAGCACTACAATTAAACTAGGGGGTGTTGATCACCCCCTTTTATTTAACATGAACAGCCTGCGCAACATTATGGAAGTTGCAGGGATGGAAACCTTTGCAGATTTAAACTTGCAAAAGGATTTGGCTAAGTCTATGGATTTTGCTTTGAGCTGCGCGTTTTACGGAATCTTGGAAGGCTACGAGGCCCAGGATAAAAAGACGCCTTACCCAACCGTGCAAAAGTTAGGAGCGGCCATTAAAAAGTTTCAAGAGATTAGCCCAGCGTTGGAAGGATTCACCGCAGCAATAACAGAATTTTTTGCACCTGTTGAAGAGTCAACGGGGGAGTAACTGCCAAGGGCGACGGCGCCCCGCTAACTTGGCGCAAGATTGAGCGCATTGCTTACGGCGAAATGATGCTAAGCGAAAGGGAGTTTTTACTTTCTACGCCTCGCTTTTGGCGTTTGAAATTGGAAGGGATGCGCGAAGCTCAGCAGCAGCAGTATCGCAACCAATGGGAAATAACCCGCTGGGCTGTTGCTACGGGCATGGCCCCGCACTTAAAGAAACCAATAGAGCCCAAACGTCTGTTAACATTTCCTTGGGAGCAGTCCGATTACTTATCTATTCACGACGCTTTAAAGTTATATTCGCATGTCTTTGATAAGTTAACCCCAGACGCGAAAGCATGAGCGCAAATAAAATAGCCTACAATATCCTAAGTACTAACGCGGCGCTCACTGCGCTAATATCTACGCGCCTAAATCCTGTTAGGATACCACAGGAAAGCGCGTTTCCTGCTGTGAGTTATAACTTAATTAGCCAAGTTCCTAACCCTACAAAGTCAGGGCATAGCCGTACGGAGTTTGCACGCGTTCAAGTTAATGCTTATGGCACAAGTTTGAGCAGTGCGCAGGCAGTTGCATCAGCAATTCGCACAGCGTTTGAGGCGGTAACATTGCCCGGAACTTTTAACGGGATCAAATGCCAAACACTGGAATACGACGGCGAGAATCAAACAGCCGACGATACAGCCGCCTTTGCAGGTTTATACCAAATTTCTCAGGACTATTTAATTAACTTTACTAGGTAATGGCTAAAAGTTTAAATATTGTAATTGGGGCAGACATTGAGAAACTGCGCGAAGGCTTTAACAAAGCGATTGCGATAGTACAAAAGAGCAGCAACCAAATGAGCGCCGAGGTTGCCAAGTCGGCGAAGTCGATGGAGGAACGTTTGGCGGCTATTGCTACGCGTAACCCAACGATGGGAAGCGTAAGGCAGTTGACCCAATTAGCAATGGAAGCCCGGGCGTTAGGTCCAGAGTTTGCGCAAGTTGCCAACGAAATAATTAAACAGGCGGGCCGCATGAAGGACAGCATCGCGGACACGCGTGCAGAAGTTGGATACTTCGCAAGCGATACGCGTAGACTAGATGCTGTGCTAGGTGGAGTGCAGGCGGCGGCGGGAGCCTTTGGAGCGATGCAGGGAGCCATGCAATTAGCAGGCTTGGGCGGAAAGGATTTGCAGGAGGCAATGGTTAAGCTGCAATCTGCTATGGCAATCGTCAACGGCTTAACTGCGGTAGGTAATGCCCTACAGGCAGAAAGCGCAGTGCGACAAGGACTAAGCGCAGCGGCTACTAGCATTTATACAGCAGCAACTAACGGCGCAACCGTAGCAACTAGGGCAATGAATTTAGCGCTAGCTGCAGGGCCTTGGGTGATCCTCACAGCATCGATTGCAGCGGTTGGATACTTGCTAAGTAAACTTGCAGCAGAGACTGCAGCCGTTGAAAAAAATATCGAGCGTTTAAAAGAAGCACAAAGCGAGCTGCTATCTAACGGTGAAAAGAAAATAAAAATTGAGGAGCGCCGTTTGGAAATTGCGATTGCAACAGCAAAAGCAGAGGGCAAAAGTGAAAAGTTTATTTTAGAGTTAAAAAAGAAAAGCCTAGAAACTCAAAAAGGATTATACAAAAAGGCGGGCGAGGATGCCTTATTGATTTTAAATCAAAGGCGGTCCGAAGAGTTGCGTTTGGCGGGTAATGATGAGGCGGAGAAAAAAGATATTTACCAAAAGTATACAAAGGAAAGTGTACAAATTCGTACAAGCTTAAATGAGGAATATCAAAATAAAGTGCACTCGCTCGCACTGGATGAAATTGAAGCCACTAAAGTAGTAGGTAAAGAAAAGATAAAGATTACCAAAGCGGTTATTAAAGAGACTGAAGAACTGACCGCAAAGAATACAGGCGGCAGTTTATTGGCTCCAGTGAATCCGATTGTCAAGCAATCAATGGCCGATGTGTTGGCGGAGCTTGATAAGATCCCGCCTGTATTGGATGAGATTAGAAGCGAGCCAATGTTTCCCGACGACTTTACTGGGGCGCCTGAAATTATCGCTACAACCGTAGAGATCACCGACGCCACTATAAAGATGGAGCAAGAGCTTAAGGCAAGTGCTGAGCGAAGGGCCACGGATTTATATGTGAGTAGCGTTAAAATGGCCGAATGGGCTGCCAAATCTAAGGAGGCCGTAGATTCGGTTAATGCTGCTTTTGCCACTTTGCAAATGGAAGCGGCCGAATCCTTTGCTCAATTTATTGCAGACATTGCAACGGGTGAGCAAGACGCAGGCAAAAACTTTGGAAAGAATATGCTGGGCGCGATTGCGGGCTTTATGGATATGCTCGGTAAGGCTTTGGTAACTACTGCGATTGCAGCGGAAGCTTTCCAAAAATTATTAATATCTAACCCACTTCTAGCAGCTGCTGCGGGTGTTGCTTTGATAGCAGGTGCGGCCATCGTAAGGAGTCAATTAAAAAGTGGGCCCGATGTTCAAGCCTTCGCCGATGGTGGTATAGTTAGCGGTCCAACGCTCGGACTTATGGGAGAATATCCTGGGGCGAGTTCTAACCCTGAAGTAATTGCACCGTTGGATAAATTAAAAGGAATGTTAAAGAGTAACGACAGCAGCGGATTTGTAGCAAGCACTTCGATACAAGGCAGGGATTTGGCAATAGTTTTGGAACGATATAATAGAGACTCTAGCAGAGGATAAGATGGCACGAATTTACTACGGTAGTTTTTATTCAATTACAGGGGCCCTTCACAAGGTGGAAATTTGGGACGCTCCAAGCGGTTCGGGTGCAGGTGGAACGGAGTTATTACTTGCCAATAACGGATACGAAATAGAAAGGAGTGGCGAAGGTGATACATTTTTTGAGAATCCAATTCGTTCTAGCCGCTCAACTTCTTACTGGGTAATCCCGAATAATACAGTATTGGCAGATTTTAAAAACCTTGCCACAAATAACGAGCAGTATTGGGCGGTATTAATTTACCAAGATTCAGTACTTCAGCACGTCGGCAGAGTGGTTGCTGATCAAATGACATTTTTGCGCGAGGCAATCGAAGCAAAGCCTGTTATTTCTTTGGGTGCTGTTGATGGCTTAGAGTTGTTGGATGGATTTAAAGTAAGTTCAGATTGGTTCACAGATGGCAAATTACAAATATCGCAGCTATTTAGAAGGAGCTTAGATTTATTAAACCTAAAAGATTATTGGGTTGTAAACGGAACGCAGACGGATTACCTACGCGATGCAGTTAGCCCTTACTCTAGCGATGCAACCCGCAAAGGAATTGATTTGCTCAAGGTTGATTTAAACACGTTTGTAAGTAATTACGACGCCTTTAAGGATTTGACCGCGAGCGATGTTAACGCTTTCCAATACGCTAGCGAAAATATGGTATCTTGTAAAGAAGCCATTGAACAGATTTGCGATATTTTGCAGTGCAGATTTATTCACGAGCTTGGCGTTTATTGGTTGGTTTCTGCAGCAGAGTATTTAGATTCTACGGTTAGTTATAGGCAGTACAGTTATACCCTGCAGTACATTGGAACGGGTACCTATACGCACGCCGTAACCTTGGGCGCAACTTCTACGCGTCCGCAATGGCAGGCTAAGCCATCAATGAGCTACCAACCTGCGGCTAAGTATGTGCAAATAGATACAGAGCGAACTCTAAATACAGGAGTTTATAGGGCATATCAAAATAAAACCACGTCGGCTTTGGGCGCCTCGTTTACTGGAATACCTACAGGCTCGACGCCAGACGTTGCACCGATGCGGATTCGGTTTGCTTTAAAGTTTCAAAAATTTTATTTTAGTTCACCAAGTGGATCAGAAGATGGAACTAATGTAATTTTGCGAATTTGGCTTACAGATTCGGCTGGTAATATTAAGGTATTA